AGTGGCACAGACTTGACAAAGGCTCCTAAGAATCCTGTCTTTGATGTTCGCTATTACAAGAACAAAGAAGGTGCCACGATGTTCATCACACACATCAACGGCAAGCCTATGACACCTGTGCCTGAAGGCTTCACTGCTGTGTCGGCTGAAGAGGCTATGAAGGTGGGACAGGCTGCTGATGAAGAAGCAGCAGCAAAGAAGAAGTTGCCTACACAGGATGACTATGGCTATAGTGATACGTCGCAGCTTGGTAGAGAATTGACGCCTGAGGAAGAGAAGAGTAGACAGGAGACGTTGGCTAAGATCAATATGGGTCTTACTTATCTGAGTCCTGTTGGTAAGATGCAAGCGCTTATGGATAAGATAAGCCCAAGGACGCCTGCTCCTGTTGAAACAAGGACACCGACACCTGCCAGCACTATTCAAGCTGAACAGGCTCAAGCAATTGCTGCTGATGCCTATTCACAGGCTCTATCTAGAACGAACGATGATGCATTGGCATCTAGGGCGGCTGCAATGGCTGTTGAAGCCGTTACCAGAGGTGTTGACCCAACATCGGCTTTAGATGATGCTGTGCGTACAGCAGAAGAAATTGCAGATAGAAGTAGCATTGGTGCTATGTTTGGTGGCGGTAGTAACGTTGATAGAAGTGGTAGCTACGACTATGGTGGCTCTTCTGCTGGTGCTGCTAGAAGCTCTGCTTCATTTACACAAGCACCTGCGTCAACAGCAGCAACAGCCCCCGTCAGAGGAAGTACCATTGAAACCAGAGACTTAGACACCTCTGTTGATAGTGGATACGTATCCCCCGAAGCAATTGGACAAGACGTTGGCGAGTCTTACTCCTTCTTAGCCAAAGGCGGCTTAGTAGCAAAGCGCCAATACCCAACCAAGAAAAAGAAAGGCAAAGGCATCGCTGCCTCTAAATAACATACAATAGCAAGGCTAGCTCTGGAGCGTCCTAACTAGCCATTAACAAAAAGACGCATTGTTGGCTACCTATTTCCCCAGCCTATGCTGGCTACAGATAGCCCCAAGTTAAGGAAAGTATATGTCTACAGAAGTTGTGATCCCTCAGACGGTCAAAGTGGCCCCATTCTCTATGCGGCGTAATACACACGAAGACCGCATCAAGAAAGATGAAGAAGAGCTTGAAGCGCTTCAGAAGCAATTTGGACAAGCAGAAACAGAAGAAACAACCAAGACTGCTGCTACAGATGAAGACAACGAAGAGCCTACATCTGCTGAAGAAAAGACATTCAAGAAGCGCTATGGCGATCTGAGGCGTCATTCTCAGAAGATGCAGACAGAACTTCAGACTCAGATTGATGAGCTTAAGAAGCAACTGGAAGCAACAACAAAGAAGGAAATCAGGCTGCCTAAGAGTGAAGCAGAACTCAATGCTTGGGCAGAACAATATCCCGATGTCTACAAAATTGTAGAAACCATTGCCATCAAGAAGGCTAAGGAAACATCTAGCTCATTAGAAGAGCGGATGCGTAAAGTGGATGAGATGGAACATCAAGCTCAGCGACAGAAGGCTGAAGCAGAACTGATGCGTCTACATCCTGACTTCGACACCATCCGCGAAGATGATGAATTCCATAATTGGGTAGAAGAACAACCAAAGTGGGTGCAGCAGGCTCTGTATGAGAACGACAACGATGCCAAGGCTGCGGCACGCGCTATCGATCTGTATAAGGCTGATAAGGGCATTGCCAAGGCTAAGAAGGCCGATAGCAGAGGCGCAGCTATGGCTGTCAACACACGCGCTGGTAAAACTACACCAACTACGGAAGCGTCTGATGGAGTGATGTACGAAAGTCAAATCCAGAAGATGAGCGACAAAGAGTTTGAAGCCAACATGGAAAAGATTGAAATGGCACGCAGAGCAGGCAAGATTGTCTATGACATGAGCGGGGGTGCTCGGTGATGTTGACATTGGAGTGAAATTGTGATTTAACGTAGTAGATCATGGGCGAAGAGGGTAGCTCCCCTGTCTGTGCCGCTTCACAGACTAGCCCACTTTCCAAGCGGGGGAGATATGGAAACAAAGGTATGTAAGGCCTGTCTTACAGAAAAGAGTATTTTTGACTTTGGCGTCAACGGTAAGCACAACGGCGGTAGAAAAAGTAAATGTAGGTTGTGTCTTGCTGCTTATCTCAGAGAGCATCGTCTTGCTGATGTTGAAAGAGCAAGAAAAAGAGATAGAGAATGGGCGCATAAAAACAAAGACAAAATCAGGATAAAGAATGGGAAGAGATACGAAAATATATCTCTTGAGAAGAAAATTAGATTCTTGCTGAAAACAGCAGCATCTAGAAAAAACATTAGATTTGATCTCACTGAAGAAGACCTTATGTCTCTTTGGGAGAAGCAAAACGGTATTTGCCCTTATACAAATCTGCCCCTCACGCCTAGAGGTAACCAGATAAATACAGTGAGCTTAGACCGTATAGATAGTGATGGAGACTACGAACCAAATAATGTTCAACTTGTCTGTGTTGCTATCAATAGAATGAAGTTGGATCACACTGAAGAAGTGTTTATTCAACTTTGTAGACTTGTTACGCAAAGCAATAAAGACAAAGAATACCTGTCTGATTTAGCCGTTACTGTATAGTGGATCTAGAGCACTATCCAGTGACCACCTAATGAGATAAGCCTCTTTTCTCTTGTGAGCGTGTAGAAACACTCAAAGGAGTAAAATCATGGCGTTTGCCTCAGCTTCTGGTTACGGTAATTTACCGAATGGTAATTGGTCGCCAATTATCTATAGCAAAAAGGTGCAGCTCGCGCTGCGTAAGTCGTCTGTCGCTCAAGCTATTACAAATAGCGAATATATGGGCGAAATTGCCAACATGGGGGATTCAGTTAAGGTAGTTCGTGAGCCTGAAGTGAGCGTTCAAGCCTATGCACGCGGTACTCAAGTGACTGCACAAGACCTTGATGACAGCGATTTCACCCTTGTCGTTGACAAGGCCAATTACTTCGCTTTCAAGGTTGACGACATCGAAGCCGCTCAGTCGCACATCAATTGGATGTCGCTGGCGACCGACCGTGCTGCCTATCGCTTGAAGGACCAGTTCGACCAAGACGTTCTCGGTTATCTGTCGGGCTACGAACAGTCGGTGTTGCATGCCAATGCTGACACTGTCCGCACCACCTTCCCCGGTACGAAGGCTGTGTCGACTGCTGGCAACGATGAATTGCTGGCTTCGATGAAGCTGCGTAAGGACTCGTTTGGCAACATCTCTGGTGGTGGTGACCATTCGATTCCGGTGGCTCCGCGTCTGCCTGGTGCTACGACGCTTGGCACCACGACAGCGTCTCCGCTGATGATCATCTCGCGTATGTCGCGTCTGCTTGATCAGCAAAACGTTGACACCACTGGTCGTTGGCTTGTTGTTGATCCGGTGTTCGTTGAAATGCTGAAGGACGAAGACAGCCGTCTTCTGAACGCAGACTTCGGCGGCTCTGGTCTGCAAAACGGCCTCATCCTGAACAACCTGCACGGCTTCAAGGTTTATGTCTCCAACAACCTGCCGAAGAAGGGCAGCGGCCCCGGCACTGTTGGTACGACGAACCAAGACACCGACTACGGCGTCATCGTTGCTGGTCATGACAGCGCTGTTGCTTCTGCTGAGCAGATCAACAAGACTGAGACCTACCGCGATCCGGACTCGTTTGCTGACATTGTTCGTGGTATGCATCTCTACGGTCGCAAGATTTTGCGTCCTGAGGCTATCACGACCTGCAAGTACAACGTCGCTTAATGCTGCGCTTAGTGCTGTAATTAACATAGGGAGGCTTCACTGTCTCCCTATGTCTGTATAGAAAGGAAACCATAATGGCTACTATTGATCTCTCTAACGGCTTAGGCGGCGCTCCTCGTCCGGTGCGTTCGCTTACGAACATGCCGTATTTCGTTGAACAAGAAATTGACTGGGCTGCTGCTGCCACTGCCAAAGGTGGTGTTCTTGCTGCTGCTGACGTCATCGAAGCTATCGATGTTCCCGCGAACAC